GACTACCTTCAACCGACTTCAAGATATTGAAGTTGGAATAAAGAAGTTGGAAAATCGTATTATAACCGCGAGTGGAAGCATTATTGTTTTCCTTGCAGGAGTAATTATTACATTACTGATGAGATAAACATGGTAAAAAAAGTAGGTAAATTATGGGTTGTAGACTTAGGAGGTCGAGAAGAAGTATGTGTAACTCGAGAAGTTGCACAAAAACTACTTGATCAATATAACGCGGCACATGCAACAAAGCCCCAGGTATACCAATCTTTTGAAGACGCTATGGAGGATCATGGCGAAGACGAGGACGATCTCGCAGAGGAAGAGTAATGCCAGCAGGTAAAGGTACTTACGGTAAGAAACGTGGAAGACCCGCAAAGAAAGGTAAGAAGCGTATGAAAAAGTCTATGGGCTTGACCGCCAAGCAAAAGAAGTTGCCAAAAGCATTACAAATGGCAATTCTTCGCAAGAAGCGTCGAGGTAAAAAATAATGGACTTAGTAAAATTGCATAACGGTAAGCCTTGTTCCGTTTCATACGGGCCCAAGAAGAGAAAGCGTCGTGGCGGTAAAAAGAAAAAGTAAGCGCAAGACGGCAAAGAAGAGACCCGTGCCTACAAATAAAAAGCTATACGCACGAGTCAAGGCTGAAGCAAAACGAAAGTTTAAAGTTTATCCTTCAGCATACGCAAATGGATGGCTTGTAAAAACGTATAAGAGCCGAGGCGGTAGTTACCGCATGGGAAAATAGTATGGAATATATTATAATTGCAGCAGTAGTAGTAGGCGCTTGGTGGTATTTCAAAGGTCGTGGTGGTAAGGGTGGTCCTCAAGGCGGCGGAAACGGCGGCACTGATCTAAAGTAATGGCTACTAAACCAAGCGGTGGACTCACTAAATGGTTCAAAGAAAAATGGGTAGATATCTCCCGCCCAAAAAAGGGCGGGGGTTATAAAGCCTGCGGAAGAAAAACTTCCAAGAAAGGCAAATACCCAAAGTGCGTTCCAGCAGCCAAAGCCGCACGAATGACAAAAGCACAAAAGCGTTCAGCTATACGACGTAAAAGAGCCGCAGGTAATCCGGGTGGCAAGCCGAGAAATGTAGCAACGTTTGCTCGGAAGAGAAGAAAAAGTGGCCGCAAAAAGAAAAGGTAAAAAGCGTGATCCGCGATTAGCTCGAGCAAGGGTAAAAGGGTACAACAAACCTCGTCGTACACCAGGACACCCAAAGAAGTCCCATATTGTCGTAGCAAAGGTAGGTGACAAAATCAAAACGATTCGATTTGGGCAGAAAGGAGCTAAAACCGCAGGCAAGCCAAAGGCTGGCGAGAGCGCAGCAATGAAAGCAAAACGTAAGAGTTTCAAAGCTCGTCATGCGAAGAATATCGCAAAGGGCAAAATGAGCGCAGCATACTGGGCTGATAAGGTGAAGTGGTAATGTTTGAGAAAGAAGTCGAAGAACTCAACTCGAGCTGGGCATACAAGTATGACCTCGACCAGTATGCTCAAAAAGAACACTGGAAGATTATGAAAGAGCATCCTTATGTAGGAGACTGTGAAGACTATGCTCTCACACTTCTTTATCTTATCAGTGGCAAATCTATGTGGAAGTTTTGGTGGTATCTATGTACTGGCAAAGCTCAGATACGCAGGGTGATTACGAAGAACGGAGGCGGTCATGCAGTTCTTCGTTTTGGAGATCAGTGGGCAGATAATTGGACTAAAAAGTTTGTTCCTTGGAGTGAGATGAAAAAGCTCGGGCACAAGAAGTACTACTGGTTCTATCTGCCGCAAGACGTAGCCCTCAAGCTACTTTTGGCAAAAATAAATGAAGTTCGATAAAATCGCAGGAATTATAGGAAGCGTAGCACCTACAATTGCTACAGCACTCGGCGGACCTCTTGCAGGTACTGCCGCTACTGCAATCGCACAGGTTCTTGGCGTAAACGCACAAGATCCAAAAGCTCTTGAAAAGGCAATGATGAATGCTACTCCAGAGCAATTAACAGAAATCAAAAAAGCAGAGCTAAATTTTGAAGCTCGCATGAAAGAGTTAGATGTAGATATCTTTGCTCTTGAAACTGCTGATATTCAGGACGCTCGTAAACGAAATAGTAAAGATTGGACTGCGCGAGTAATCGCACTCGGTACTGTAGCAGCTTTTGCAGGTTATGTATTTTTAGTAACCTTACAGCCGCCCGACGCAAACAGTGAAGCTGTAATCAACCTTGTTCTAGGATATCTAGGCGGCATGGTGAGTGCAGTAATCAGTTTTTACTTTGGAGCAAGTCACAAGCAGGACTAAACCATGGCAATACAAATCAGTCGGGCAGATGTAGTTTCCGACGAAATTTTTGAGTTACAATCTGAGGCAAGGTTTCTAAAACTTCCAGTCAACGAGTATCTAGAGTTGCTGGGAGTAGAAGCTCTCCCTTCGCAAAAAGCAATAATAAATGCGATCAATAATCCGAAGTATCGCTTTGTTTGTGCGGCTGTTTCAAGGCGGCAAGGCAAAACATACATCGCCAACATCATAGGGCAGCTCGTATCATTAGTGCCCGGTTCTAACATTCTTATAATGTCCCCCAACTATTCCTTGTCTCAGATTTCTTTTGATTTACAGAGAAATCTTATAAAACACTTTGACTTGGAAGTTACAAAAGACAATGCAAAAGATAAAGTAATTGAGTTGAGCAACGGCTCAACAGTTCGTATGGGTTCAGTCAACCAGGTTGATTCCTGTGTAGGTCGTAGCTATGATCTAATCATATTTGACGAGGCAGCGTTAGCAGACGGTAGAGATGCCTTCAATGTCGCACTACGCCCTACTCTAGATAAAGATAACTCTAAGGCTATTTTTATCTCTACCCCTCGGGGCAGGAACAACTGGTTTGCTGAATTTTTCGATAGAGGGTTCAATGATGAATTTCCAGAGTGGTGCTCGATACGAGCTACTTATAAAGATAATCCGCGTATGTCTGAGATGGATATATCGGAAGCTAGAAAATCTATGTCCGACGCAGAATTTAGGCAAGAATACGAAGCAGATTTCAACACATACGAAGGTCAAATATGGAATTTCAACCATGAACAATGTATTGAAAACAATGAGTTCTTAGACACTTCTAACATGGATGTATTTGCAGGGTTAGACGTAGGGTATCGCGATCCTACTGCATTCTGTGTAATTGCCTATGACTGGGACCACCAAAAATACTATATCCTTGATGAATATTTAGATGCAGAAAAAACCACAGAACAACACGCTTCTGTAATACGAGATCTTATAAATAAACATGACATTGATTATATTTACATAGATTCCGCAGCCCAGCAAACTCGATTTGACTTCGCACAAAATTATGATATTTCTACTATAAATGCAAAGAAGTCCGTGCTAGATGGTATTGCACAGGTAGCAGGAATTGTAGATAATGACAATTTACTAGTAGATCAACGTTGCTTAGAGGTTCTTTCTTGTTTAGATCAATATCAGTGGGATCCAAACCCGAATCTTGCGAAAGAAAAGCCTAAACATAATCGAGCATCGCACATGGCAGATGCATTACGCTACGCACTATATTCTTTTGAAACTAGCTCAACGGGGTTTTAGCATCACCAAAGAAAAATAGTATTTGACAATCCACCTTCACCACGATATAATTCTGGATACTAGAAATGAAAAAGCTCAAAAGAGATCCAATCAAGTACATTCGGGACCGCGCAAAATCAAAGTACGAAAAAGGTACAGAATGTCACATTTGCGGAACTGATAAAGAACTCGATTTTCACCACTTTTACACGCTAAGCCCTTTGTTGAGGGAATGGCTAAAGAAAAAGACACGAGATCGCCCGGAACACTATACTGATGAGTACATTGTTGTTTGGCGCGACGAGTTCATCGAAGACAATTGGAAAGAGCTGTACGAAGACACAGTTACCATTTGCCATAAGCACCATATGGAGCTTCATAAATTGTATGGCAGAAACCCAGGTTTAGGTACTGCAAAAAAGCAGATGCGCTGGGTAGAGATTCAACGAGAAAAACATGGCATGGTATGATAGAATAATTGGTAGGGCTCCCCAGGTTGAGGAAGAAAAACTCAACCCTATACAGCCTTACTACGAGAAAACTACCGAACCTAGTCGAGAGGCTTACCGCAGCTATGAGAGCGCGTATGAAGACCTTGAAATTGTAAACCGAGGCGTAAATTTAGTTGTTGATGACTGTGCAGAGATTAATACTATTGTCAGTAGAGAAAATAAGCTGCCGGGTGTTGTAAAGAATGTAAAGGCAAGCCGCGTAGACTTATTACTGAATAAGGAACCAAACCCTTTTCAAGATATTTCATCTTTTCGACGTAACTTATTTACAGACTATTTACTAGACGGCAATATATTTATATACTACGATGGTGCTCACTTATATCATCTGCCTGCAAGTAAGATGACGATTCATGCAAGCAAGACGACTTTTGTAGATCATTATACTTTTGACGGAGGAACTCAAAAGTTTTTTCCTGATGAAATAATTCATGTAAAAGAAAACTCTTTCTACTCTATCTATAGAGGAGTTTCTAGACTGAAACCCGCACTCCGCACAATGATTTTGATGCGTCGTATGAGAGAGTTTCAAGACAACTTCTTCAAGAATGGAGCAGTTCCTGGACTTGTGCTCAAGTCACCAAACACACTGTCAGAGAAGATCAAAGAACGTATGATTCAGTCTTGGCAAGCTAGATACAATCCAGAAGCAGGCGGTCGTAGACCTCTAATTCTTGATGGAGGAATTGAAGTTGATGGTCTTTCGAATGTAAATTTCAGAGAACTAGACTTTCAAGAAGCAATTGCAGAGAACGAAAAGATTATTTTGAAAGCTATAGGAATACCACCTATTTTACTTGACTCAGGCAATAATGCGAACATTCGCCCAAACATGAGAATGTACTATCTTGAAACAATTCTTCCTATCGTAAAAAAGCTGAACATAGCCTACGAAAGATTTTTTGGGTTTTGCATAGAAGAAGACATTACAGATATTCCTGCTTTGCAGCCAGAACTAAGAGATGCAGCAGCATACTATACTTCTCTCGTAAACTCAGGAATTATTACTCCAAACGAAGCACGAGTAGCACTGAACTTTGTACAAATGGACGGCTGTGAAACAATAAGAGTTCCAGCAAATATTGCAGGAAGTGCAACAAATCCCGAAGAGGGCGGAAGGCCCGTAGAGGCAGAAGAGGACTAACTATGGCGGCAACAATGAGAGCCAAAAAATTTATTATTAATGACTTATATACTCAAATGAAAAGTCATGGGCTTACTTCATCATGTACTTATAATGAGTATCTACAAACAGTAGGCGCTAGTGATGCTGTTCATCCCCGAGCAATAGCAAAAGGCTGGAGAGGTAGATGGACTGTAGTTATGAGTCAGCTAAAAAACTATTACCCTGATATTGATGAAGTCATAAATGTAGTAGTAGAAGAACCTAAAATAGACCTATCAGGTTTGGAAGCACTCAGAGCTTTGAGTGCGAATAAGGAAGAAGAAGATGGAAAAGATTTTTAATCTAACCTCCACTTTTAAAGCTCTAGATGAGTCAGACGATGGCATCCACATTTGCGGAATGGCTAGTACAGCCGATTTTGACCGCGCGGGGGATACTATTGACCACGAAGCATGGACTAAAGGTGGACTAAACAACTTCGAGAAGAATCCTATTATTCTTTTCAATCACAACTACGATAAGCCTATTGGCCGAGCTACGGGGTTGAAAGTAACTCCTAATGGGCTCGAACTAAAGGCTAAAATTTCTAAGTCTGCGCCCGATCATGTCGCGCAGCTTGTAAAAGAAGGCATTCTTGGAGCATTTTCTGTTGGTTTCCGAGTCAAGGATGCTGATTACCTAACGGAAACTGACGGATTAAAGATTAAGGACGCTGAGTTGTTTGAGGTATCGGTAGTATCTGTACCTTGTAACCAAGCAGCAACTTTCTCTCTGGCGAAATCTTTTGACTCGATGGATGAGTACGAAGAGTTCAAGAAAACATTCAAAACCAATAGTGTAGATCTAGCCGGTCAGTCTCTGGCTAAGGATGAAGATTCATTTGAAGCTAGTGAAACACCGGATGAAACCGTAAATGCGGTTCAAAAGGAGATCAATATGTCGGAAGTAAATACTCCCGAAATCGACTTGGATGCATTCGCAAAGCGAGTGGCAGAAGAAACTGCTGCGAAGATTGCGATGAAGCAAGCCGAAGAAAAAGCAGCTGTGGAAGCAGAAGCTAAAGCAGCACAAGAAGCTGAAGCTGTAAAGACAGCTCAGGATGAAGAAGTCAAGCAGACTATCCGCACTGGCATCGAGTCAGGCGCAGAGCGTCTTATGGCTGACATGAACGCAAAACTCGCAGAGAAAGATGCAGAGTTTGGCAAGATTGTAAACGAGTTCAAGACTCAACTCGAAGAGAAGAACGAAGAACTCACTAAGATTCGTGAGTCAAAGCGTGTCTTTACAGATCGTGAGGGTTCATCAAAGGATGCTCTTACTAAGTTCGGTAAGGACTTTATGTACGGACACCTTTATGGTGTAATTACTGGTAAGGGTTGGGATACTGACTATAGCCGCTCAATTTTTGAGAAGGCGGGTATGTCATATCCAGCAGGTGATCCAAGCCTCGCTACTGAAGTTTCTCGTCAAATCGAGAAGGAAATTCAGCTTGAGCTTCGTACTGCACCTCTCTTCCGTGAGATGGCAGTAAATTCGAAGACAACAGTAATCCCATTGCAGAGCGACACAAGCCTTGCTAGCTGGGGTACTACTGCGGGCAGCATTTCTGCTTCTTCCGACAATGGCGGAACTAACGTAATCAACCGTGACGGTACTGGTGGTAGCACTTTCGAAGCGCGTCAGAAAGTACTTACTGTAGAGCGTCTGTTGTCAACTACTTATCTCGATAACTATATCGACGAGGAAGTACTTGTTAACTTGATGCCTATGATGGCTGAGAACATTGCACGTTCACACGCTCGTGCAGTAGATACCATGATTGTTTCTGGTATTTCTGGTCAGTCAGCGTTGCCAGGCTTACAAGGTCTTGCTTCGGCATTTACTACCGCTGGGCTTGACGCAGCTTACTCTGCAACTAACGCACGTAAGGTTGTCGCTAAAGACTTAGTCAATATGCGTAAGGAAATGGGCGTCTATGGCTTGAACCCACAAGACGTAGTTTACATCGTATCACAAGATGTATACCATGACCTTATCAATGATGCAGAGTTTGACAACGTATTCGAAGTTGGTTCAGATACAGCATTGAAGTTGACAGGGCAGGTAGGTGCGGTATACGGCTCACCCGTTGTTATCTCTGATAACTTCCCCGCTGTAACTCCTACTAACGGTCAAAACGTTGGTGTATTCGCAGTGAATACTCGTAACTTCGTTATTCCACGCTTACGTGGTGTAAACATTGAGCAAGATTATCAAGTCACTGAGCAGCGACGTGTACTCGTCGGCACACAGCACATGGGCTTTGATGAGTTGTTCAACAATGTATCCGGTAAGTCAGCAGCAGTTCGTTTGAACTTCGGCTAATCCTTACTTTACATTATAAACTGGGGTGGTTCGCCACCCCAAGTTTTTTACTAATTGACTTATGGCAGATTTAATTACAGTAGATAGATATAAAGACATTGAAGGTATTTCCTCTACAAAGGAAGATACTAAGTTGGATATATTTGTGCCTGCTGTGAGCCAATTAGTAAAAAACTACTGCGGTAACAGTCTTGTAGACTACTTTTCAGTAGATAAAGTAGAAGAGTTCTCCTTCAACTGGAGTTCTCATATTCTACAGCTTACAGAAAGCCCTCTTATCTCGGTAAGTTTAGTACAGACACGAGAAAACGTTACTTCGGCGTATACAACGCTAGATACTGAAAAATACTATATTGATCTAGATACGGATAGTATCTTCAGAGTAGAAGGCAGAGGTTATAGATATTGGCCAGAAGGAGCGGGGTCGGTAAAAGTTACTTATAGAGCGGGATATGCTACTTGTCCTACAGATTTGCAGCTTGCAGTTGCTGATCTAATTACATATTATTTGAGAGATGAGCACAAAGTTCGTCAAAGCCTGTCGGGAGCCACGCGAGAGAATGCAGAAACAAGCCTACGAAATAGTCCTGCTTTCCCAGATCACATAAAACGAGTCCTCGACCTGTATAAAAACTTTTAATGAGTAGTTCTGCCCTAAAACAGACCTGCAAAGAAATAGTAGAAGAACTAAAAGCTTCAGCAAATAGTGCCGGTGCTGCTAGTACCAGACGCGCTCTTGGAAGACAGAAAGGGCAAATTTTAATTATAAATCGTACACGGTTTTCTAAAAACTTAGGAGAGCTTCTTCCTCAGTTAGCAGGTAGTAAGAATAGAACTCTGAGAGATAAAGTATGGACTTTATATTCTCAAAGACTACAAGCACTAGCGAGCAGAGTACCAGCAGATAGACTAAAAGAGTTACAAGCGTTTACAGCTTCGGGGGCACTAAATCTTAGAAGCAGAGACTCAGTATTCTATGTTGCAAGCTATAGAAGCGCTGTGAGAGCCAAAAACACACTACTGAAAGCAGTAATAAGTAAGGTACTAAAAACAGCAAATATCAACTATAATGACGATGATCTAAGGCGGGTCTCGGGAGCAGATAACAAATCCGGAGCGCAATTAGGTCACGCAGAAACAGTAAACGGACAGCAGGTAGGTTACGCCGCTTCTTCAGCAAGAGCGGCACGAGCAAAGCAAATGGTTACGGGGTCCGGGGGCCTAGCGTCTACGGAACAAGCTAAGTTACAGACTATTATAGGGTCTTACGAAACTAAAATGAATATGACTCTTGACCATACACAACTGTATGACGAGAATGGAAAATTTAGAAAAGACTATATTCCTGTACTAAGCTGGCAGGGTGCTATAAATAACCAAGAGTTGGCAATGCTTGAGCAAGCCGCCATAGCAGCACTTATAAAAGATTTTGAAGACTTGGCAAATAAGCCAGGTTCTACTACAATGAAAAACGGTATTGCACAGATTACATTGAATAATGTAGCCGGAAAGAAGAAAAAAACTAAAAGAGTTACTGGTACTAGAAAGAAAAAAGTTCAAGATAAAGGAAAGGGCTCTTCTTCTGGTAATGTAAAAATGAAAAGAGCAAATCAAGTTGCACGAGATGAGGGTATACCCGCTTCAGCAATACCAGCAATATCTTCTCGTAGAAGAGAGACAAGCTCTCCTAGTCTTGTACAACTACTGGGAGTTCTGAATGAGCGTATTGAAGAAACTGTTGCTAAAAATATGGGAGACCCTAGACTAAACTTTCAGACAGGTAGATTTGCAGATTCAGTAAGAATTGTAGATATAAATACTACAGCTCAGGGATTTCCAAGTGTAGGGTACACTTACCAAAAGTATCCCTACCAAACATTTGAGCCGGGATTTGCTCAAGGAGACCCGGATCGAGATCCAAGAAAGCTGATTGATGTTTCAATCAGAGAAATTGCAGCTCAATACGCAATGGGAAGATTTTATACTAGGAGAGTATAGTGGCGGAAAGAACATATACAAGTCGTAGACAGTCCATTGTAAATGCTCTTGTTACTGTATTTCAAGGAATAAATGGAAGCGGAGATTTTTTATCAAATGTCTACAATAATGTTTCTCCAAGACTAAAGTTCTGGGATGAGGTAGACGAGTTTCCCTCGATACATATAAATGCGGGCGGAGAAACACGAGAGTACCAAGGTGGTGGATACAAAGACAGATTTCTTACTTGTACTATTCGTATGTACGTCAAAGAAGAGGATGCAGTAGATGCACTGGATAAATTGATCGAAGACGTAGAGACTTTAGTAGAACAAAACTCACGCTTAGTATATACAGATAAGCAAGGCAATACACAATATACACAACAAATTTCTATTATCAGTATAAATACTGATGAAGGAGTACTCGAACCTTATGGAGTAGGAGAAATTCTGATTGAGGTTCGTTACTAAGAGACGACTGGCAAGAATAAATATTCACGACCAGCTCCTCTCTATATCATAGGAGATAAACTATGGCACGATCTTTACACTTAGTACGCGAGGTAAAAGCGTATGCAAAACTGGGAGCCAACTATTGGGAGATTCCAGTTCTTGATGGACTTTCCTTCTCACAGGCAACAAATATTACAGAAGTAAGTGTTGCAGAAATGTCAGACTCAACTGGTGCTAGCCGTCGTGGGCGTCTTGGCTTCAATGACTCTCTCAATGCTGCAGAGTGGTCTTTTTCTACATATGCACAGCCTTTCAAGAGTGCAACTAGTTCAAACAGTGGCCACCACGCCGCAGAAGAAATATTGTGGGCTATGATGGCTGGTGCTACAGCCGCTAACTATACTCCAGATACTGACCCTACTCTGGCAGGTACTTGGGGCGATGTTATTTCTGTAAGTTCTACTAATGCAGTAGTTGACTTTCTTTCTTCAGACAAGCTAGAGTTTGCTGACGCTAGCATCTATTTCCAGTTTCCTGGAAATGGAGCAGGTGCTGCAGATGTATGGTATGAAATCTCAGGTGCAGTAGTCAACGAAGCAAGTGTTGACTTTGATCTTGATGGTGTAACTACTATCAATTGGTCTGGATTTGGTGATCTTATTTCCGAGGTATCAGCACCTACCGTAACAAATGCAGTTGTAGAAGGTTTGGATCAAACTGGTACATTTATTCGTAATCGTTTGACTCAATTGACTCTAGATCCTACTACAGATATAAACAGTGGTAGTGCTTACTTCTTGACTTTGACTGGTGGTAATATTACAATTACAAACAATATCGAGTTCATCACTCCTTCTAGTTTGAACGTTGTAAACCGTCCACTAGGCTCAGTAAATGGCACTCGTAGTATTACAGGTAACTTTACTTGTTACCTCGATAAAGAATCAGGTGCGAATGCGGATGCATCAGCAGAGCTATTCAAAGACCTAATTGCTGCATCTACTTTAGTACAAAATGAGTTCAATCTTACTTTCCAAGTAGGCGGAACAACCGCTACTCCACGAGTTGAATTCAATTGTCCAAAGGCAATGCTCGAGATTCCTGCTCACTCAATTGATGATGTGGTAAGTGTAGAAGTCAACTTCCACGGTCTGCCTTCGGGAATTGGTACAGCAGACGAACTGACTGTTACTTACGTCGGACCGACAATATAATAATAAAAAGGTACTATTCAAACCCGCTTCGGCGGGTTTTTCTTTACTCCTGTAAAAAATAGTTCTTGACATTTTATCTATTGTCTACTATAATTACAGAATATAAATTCAACAGCTTTATTCAAAGGATACTAAATGACTGATTCACCCGTTTCATTAGCGAGTTTATTGACTCCAAGTAAAACCGTAACAATTGACTTCCCAGGCTTCAACGAATGTGCAGTAGACTTATGTTATCTAGGCCGGGATGAGTTACTGAAGTTACGTAAAAAATGCGTAAGTACGAAGTATGACAAGAAAACTCGTCAACCAGAAGAGACTCTGGATGAAGATAAGTTTCTTACTGAGTACTGCAAAGCAGTAATCAAAAGCTGGTCCGGCCTAAAGTATCGTTACCTAGAAGAGCTTCTTTTGGTAGATATCTCAAGTTTGGACGCTGAAGATGAATTGCCGTATACGCAAGATAACGCCGAATTGTTGATGAAGAATTCCAGCACTTT